CAATCACCGGTGTTGAATGCCCACAATGGACTGTTTGGTGCAATCAAATAGCTGCCAGTCCCAGTGAAGTACATGGAACCGGTGCCATATTTGACCGTGCCTGTGCTAACCTGGGCGCTGCAAAATTTCTGGTGTGGTTTGCTCCCATGTCGGGCCACCATTGGACTTAATGTAGAAACGGAACGCTTCTTCCAACATTACTTGCCCATCTTGTGTTCTGATTTCCATATCTGCTCCTTAAGCAATTGCAAGGTAAATATAAGTGCCGCCGTTGGTGTTTACATCAGCCGATGGGGCTGCAAGTAACTGAAATCCGCTTGTTACCGAGTAAACACTATTAGCGTTAGATTCTGCGGCTGTTGATTCCAATGCCAAAGATGGATCAGTTCCAGCGACCATTCCTCGGGCAGTATCCCAAACAAACCAACTTGCAGCGGCATCAGTTCGCCGAATAAGAACAAACCTAGCGCCACCGGTAAAACCACAATTAATAGTTGTCAAAGTCCCAGTTCCCGTATAACTTCCAACCTTACTTACTCCGGGACAAGACGCAAACAAATAAGCAACATAACCTTCACCCGACCTGTTTGTTGAACTGTTATTTCCAACAGTAAAAACAGATGATGTCGGGCTTGTGTTGTTCCAAAAACCCGTCAAAGTAATTGGATTTCCTGTACTATTAAGAACAATTGCTTTAGTGTTCCCAGTGGCAGAATTGTAAGTAGCCCAGTCATAACCTGCTGATGGTCTGTTTTTAACAATCATCAATTCTGGAACAACGCCTAAGTTGTGAGAAACAGTTGTGGCTGATCCGGTGCCCGTATAGCAAACTACATCAAAGAAGCCAGGGGCGCGACCAAAACTATAAAAAATACTACTGGATGATGCATAATAAGTTGGAATTGCAAATCCAGTATTGTTCCAAGCCTGCGTGGTTGCATTTGTTGTTGCCTCTGCCGCTGCCCCTGAAGTTATTAAGTATCTTCCAGAGGCAGTGCTTGTTGTGCTAACCCCGCGCAATCTGTCATCCGTGGATGTATTTAATGTATCTAGCGCACGTTTTGCTTTCCACTGGCTATCAATGACAAAGTTTGTTGTCTGTACCGTCCCTGCAGCAGCGTTGGCTGTGATAGGACTAAACACACTTGTCCCGCTCGTAGGCGTTTTCATCGGGCCACGGCGAATGGCGATGTAGATAAAATTCACACTGGCATTCAAACCGGATGTTGTAAAACCAGTTGCATTGGGTCGAATGGCATATCCATTACTTTCTGCAGAACTTAAGTTTGGAAATAACCGAGGCTGAGAAGTGCTAGTTACGTCCATGCCACGCATGGTGTCGTAAATAAACCAACTATCGTAGCCATCTTGTTTTATTAAACACCATTGAGGCTCATACCCAAGAGTGACAGATGCAACACCACTACCATTGGTAGTAAAAGTCCCGCATGTAATTACATTGTCTGTGCCAGCCAAACCAAAGCCACCAGCGTTGTTGGCAAATAGATAGGCGACATAAGTGCCAGTGTTGGCATTGACTGTGGTGCTAGTTCCAACCGAAAAATCGGTGCTGGTTGGACTGGTGTTGTTCCAAACCGTAGAATCTGTAACTGAAATGTTTGTGTCGTTTAAGGTTTGGTACTTGGTGTTGCCAATACTGGTGTGATAAACAGGCCATAGCGCAGTTGTGTCTGTGCGCTTGACAATGATGCACCCAGGTACAGAACCAAGGCTGTGACTGATGGTGCGGTTTGCACCGTTACCTGTCCAAGTGACGACGTCAAAGAACTTGGCTTGTTTCCTAAATGTCCACCCAACATAGTTATAGCCGCCATTTAGAACCGAATTGGTTCCAAGCGTATATCCGTTGGCATTAAATGCAGTAATAACTGTGGATGAAGATGTGGAACCCGCTGTGCTGTTTGAGATCAAATATTTTGATGTGCCTTGGGCGGTGTCCATCAATACATTGTCTGTTGTTGTATTTCTGGCCTTGCCCCATACCAATCCGCCTTTACCAGCAAGATCAATCCCGTTGTTTATTGATTGAGCAGAGCCAGTCCCCGCGTAAAGGTATGTGCTAAACAAATTTTCAATATAAGCAGAAGCGGGGGCCGCCGCCGCTCTGGCAAACTCGCCAAACCCTTGTGAAGACGCAGCGCCTTTTGTTTCTGTCACCGGCATATTAATCTCACTTATATTGGGTTTGTGAAGCAATCACTGTATACGTGGCCGACGCCGTTTTGATGACGGTCAGAACATAAGCATCAACACCACTAGCGTTGCCGGATGTCCAGGCCGTTCCGCCTTGATACAGAGGTGTAACACTTGACCCGTCAATCGTCAATGCCGACTGGTAGTAGGCAGTAGAACCCTGCTTTGCCAGCAGTGCAATGGTGATTGAATCACCAACAGCCATGGCAGTGTTAAGGCTTGTCCCGCTGGAAAACGCCACATTTAACGTCCAGTTATTGGCTGCGTCTGTTGTGTAATACTGTACCGCACCAGAGTTCACATAGAAGTTTGTCGTCGAAGACGGGGCGGAAGCAACTACGTTTACCGTTTCTGCGGCGTTCAGGAGTTGCGTGGCCTTGGTAGAAGACGTTCCATTAAAGGTCTGGGTAGCAGTAAAAGTCCCTGCACTTGCAAATCGGGGCACAACGGTCGTATCGATTGCAACGCTACCGCTAGACGTAATCGTGGCAAATGACATGCCCGTACCAGCAGCTACGGAAGTAACCGATCCAGAGCCTGCAGTAGACGTAGCAACTTTTACAAAGTCAGATCCGTTCCAGGCAACGATTGCTTTTTCTCCAGATGTAATCGTTACACCTGTGGTTGGGCCAACGCCAACAATCTTTACGGATTGGCTAGTCGATGTAGCGTTAATAACAACATACTGACGGCTTGAGGCCGGCACAGTAACTGTCAAAAGACTGGCTGGGTTTCCTGTGCAGTTAATTACCGCATACTGAGCTGATCCAGTAGACCCTGAGCCAACTTGCGAGAGAGACGTGCCCGTCGTTGTAGACAGGGTTACAGCAGTTTGGCTACCGCTAATAGTCTGCGTTCCTTCAACCGCTGCATCAACGTAAGACGTAATGTAGTTGTTTACCGTATCGCCCCAGGTTCCAGACAATTCTCCCGTGACCGGCAGAGCCATTCCAAGAAGAGAGGTGTATGCTGTTGTCATCTTTTTTCCTTACTGACCGTTATTGATTACCGTCCAACCGGAATTCTGTTGGTCATCAATGATTGTCCAACCCGACGTTTGTGCAGTACTTATGCTGCCCCAGCCCGGAGTTTGCGAATCATTAATGTTTGTCCAGCCAGACGTTTGTGCGCTGTTGATACTGCCCCAATTGGCCGTTTGATCGTCAATGATTTTTATCCACCCCGATACCGCCAAATTGTCCAACAAGGTGGCGTTTTCCGCAACAGCAGCGACAAAATTGGACTGCACCGAAGTAAAGTCTGCGGAGTTCAGGTTCTCCGTGATTGCCGCTACAAATACAGAAATTATTGACTGCGCCTCAGCAGAATCAAGATTCTCAGTAATAACAAATTCAAATACCGAGAAAATGCCCTGAATTTCTGCAAGCGTAGTAGCTTCTGTAATGGCAAAAGCAAACTGAGACGATACGCTGGGGGTATCGACCAGATTGGCATTCTCCACTATAGAAGCCGCAAACTGAGCCGCAATGGCTCGGGTGTCGTTAAGCGTTGAATTCTCTGTAATGGACTGTGTAAACGCCGAAGACTGACTGTTGGAATCGTTCGAGGTAAACCCTTCTGTGCGCGAAGCTAAGAATGCAGAGTAAACAGCGTACACATCCGCTGGTGCAAAGTTCTCGGCCAAGGACTGGGCAAACTGGGCGGCAATGGTCGGCGTATCGGCAGGGTTGGAGTTCTCGCTAATAGACTGCAAGAAGGCAGACTGCTGGGTACTGGAGTCACCAGCCGTCAGGGTTTCCGTTACAGACCCAAAAAATGATCCAGCAAAAGACGCCACATCTCCCATGACGACAGGTTCAGTCTGCGTCTGCAGATATGCTACCTGTTGCGTACTTGCATCTGCCGCAGAAAAGTCCTCCGTTATGCTGAGCGCATACACCGTCCCTGCCAGCGAGGCAAACGGTGTTTGGGAGAATGATGCAATTCCAAACACAAGTTAGTCCTTACTTATACTGGGTTTGCGACGCAATAACCGTATAAGTTGCCGATGCCGTTTTAACAATGGTCAGGACATAAGCGTCAATACCGCTGGCATTACCTGAAGTCCAAGCTGTTCCGCCCTGGTACTTTGGCGTAACACTCACGCTGTCAATAGTCAAGGCAGACTGGTAATATGCCGTAGAACCCTGCGTAGTTAACAAAGCAATTGTGATTGAATCCCCAACCGCCATTGCCGTATTCAAACTAGTACCACTAGAGAACGCCACGTTTAGCGTCCAGTTGTTTGCGGCGTTGGAGGTGTAGTACTGAACCGCCCCAGAGTTGACGTAAAAGTTGGTTGTTGCAGAAGGAGCAGCTGCAACCACGTTTACAGTCTCGGCAGCATTCAATAACTGGGTCGCCTTTGTAGACGATGTTCCGTTAAGGGTTTGGGTTGCAGTAAACGTATTCGCTGCATTGTTGGTGGTAAAAGCACCCGCCGAGCCCACATTGACACCCAAGGCCGTCAATACACCCGTGCCAGCTCCGGAGATACCCGTAGCCAAAGGCACTTGACCAGAACTGTTAACCAAAGTTCCAGTTGCCGCCAGGTTTGCAGCGTTTGTCATTGAATATCCTCCACGGCCATCATGTAAACCCAATCACCTTCTAGCACGGGTTCACAGGGCACCAGGCGTTGTGTCTCTCTATTATGCTCCCGGAACAGGTTTACGCGAACCAAGTTGCGATCCTTCAACTGTTCGTCAGTCGGCGGCCACCATTCGCACAGCTCCCGGCAGTTGGCCACCCTGATCACAACCCCGTCAATTACTTCAGCTACTAGCATGTGTCACCTCAGAAGTTCGGGAACGGACCGCCTGGAGGCGTGTAGTTGCTGGTGTATCTTGCATACCCGTTCGTAATGCGCAGGTCGTCCATGTAACCAATCATGTGGTTTGTGGCGGTGGCATCCCGGTTGGCAATGCTAGTCCCAATTGTTAGAAACTGGTCAGTCAGGCTGGTGGCACTGGCTGCAGACCCAGTCACCGGCTTTGTGCCGTTGAGATACAGCGTGATCGTGCCAGAGCTCTTCACCAAAGCTACGCTAGTCCATGTGGACGTGGTGATTGCCGTTGATGACGTGAACAATGTTGCATTGTTTGTTGTGATGACTGGGAGCCCTGACGAGGATACGCTCAGGGCAACGCCAGCCGTTGATGTGCCTGATGCCCGTGTATCAATCAAATGCTGAGCAGCAGCCGTTGAGGTCAAGTAAACCCAAAATTCAATGGTCCAATCACCGGTGTTGAATGCCCACAATGGACTGTTTGGTGCAATCAAATAGCTGCCAGTCCCAGTGAAGTACATGGAACCGGTGCCATATTTGACCGTGCCTGTGCTAACCTGGGCGCTGCCAACAGTCTCAAAATTACTGATCGATGTGTTGTTTTCGATGCCAGCATTAGCCGCATTCAATAGCAACTGAGTGTTGGCGATTGCAGTAACAGGAGAGGTGGGCGGGACAAAATTCCCCGTGTAGATTGCTGTTCCGTTAACAACGCGTAAGTTGGAAATATATCCGTTTAAGTTTGATGTTTGTGATGAATAGTAAGCGCCTATATAACCAATACCTGACGCATTAAATGTAACTCCAGATACCGGCACCGCGCTGCCAATTTGCGTACCGTTTATATAGGCACGCAAATTATTGGCAGATCTAACCATGGCCACATGGTACCATTGCCCCGCTGAAGCTGTTCCTGCGGTAATTAGATAACTATTAAAACCACCAATTCTCCAAGCGCCACTATAATAATTTATACCAACGTGCGTAGGCCCAGATGAAGCATAATTAAAAATATACTGGTCTGTAACTATTGATGAAAAATAAACCCATGCTTCGACCGTAAAATCAGAAGTACCAAATTGTAATGCCGCTTGAGGAAAAGTTAAATAATCACCCGTGCCGTCGAAATATCCAGAGCCTGCATATGTTGCATCCGAGTATGGCGTCAGAGCAGAAAATGACGAGAACCTTGATACTGCGACACTACCTGTCGGCGTAATCGTATTTGCAAGGGTGGATTTGTCCACAAAGCTTTGACTGTTGCAGGTCAGCAATGTGGTGTTGGTGATCGCCGTTAGCGGTGTCGTGGAAGGCGTGAACGTGGCGGTGTAGAGTGCCGTTGACTTCACAACACGCAGGTTGCTGATGTAACCGTTGAACCCCTGCCATGTGGTGCCGGCGTAAAGATATCCGCCGGACGATACGTAGTTCACGGACTGACTTGACAGCGTGATACTAGTCGGACCAGTAGTCGTTTCCAACACGCCGTTGACGAACATCTTGATCGAGCCAGAGCTCACAGACAACGCAACGTGAGTCCAAGTGTTCAACGGAATGACGGATCCGCCCTTACAGATCTGGTTTCCGCCTTGATACCAGAACGTTACCAAGTTGCCGTTGCTGTCTGGTCCAAAGCTCCAATCCACGACGGCGCCAGCAATCTGCATTGACCCAAAGACATATCCAAGAACTGCGCCGCCACCGCTGTGACGAGATAGAGGGTAAATCCAGGCCTCAACAGTAAAGGTTGCCGTTGAGTTGAACGCACTCCCCAGGATGGGTGTGATCGTGCTTGCGCCAGTTTGCCATCCAGATGACGTTGAGGCGTAATAGTCGCTCCAGCACCCCGCATAAAAATAGGGGGTGACGGAACCTTGCGTCGTGTTACCGTTGCGCGTTATCGTGTAGTTATTCGTGCTTCCGTCGAGGAACGTATTGTTTTGCGCTCCATTGGTACCGTCGCCAGTCATCAGCACTGAGACGTATTTGAAATACGGATCAATGCCAGAACCGTTGGGCCAGTTCGAAGCCTGGATGTTCCGCATCGCTTCTTCCAAGGTCCATACGCCAGTAGCACCAGTAAAAGATGCCGTTGGCGGAGTGGCGGAAATAACACCGCCAGGATAGCGATGCGTTGACATTAGCTGATGTCCTCGTAGGAAACGCTAAACGTGAGAGAACTGCCGATAGCAGACGTAACGGTGATCGACGTGCCTTCCATTAGGTAGATGGCCGTGGACTTATCTACGCAAATCAGCGATGCACTTCCAGGAACAGAAACTGCGTTCACCACCGGATATGCCGTACCGCCAGAAGGTGCACTACCCTGAGCTACCGAGCCGTTGGTGTAGATGGCAACTGTTGCGTTGCAAGCGGTTCCCGTGACGTTGGCTGCCACGATCTGGTTAATCTTGAACACCTTGCCTGAAGACGCGGCGTTTGGCAGCAACACAACAGCAGTGGTGCCGCTCGGCGTGAAGTATGTCGTTGTGCCGTAAATGGCCGCTACGTTGACAATATTTGGGTTTGCCATGTGTTTCTCGCTTTAATATCCAAAGACCATTGCAAACGCAATGCTTTTGCCAGGGGTTATAGCGTTTGTTACGGTCAAGGCCTGGTATGCGACAGACTGAACAATATCACCAACAGTACATGCTGCAATTGTGAATGTTGTCCCGTTTGTTGCTGTGACATCTGCCGAAGCCAGCTTTACGCCGTTGCGATATACGTCCAAATACCCCACTGTGTACGAAGCTGAAAACGTTGTCTGCCCAGCCGTAGCAGTGAAATCAGTCACCGTCCTTGTGGTCGTCCCTGCGGTTGCCCAAGTACCATCCCCGCGCCAAAAGGTTGACGAAGATGCGCCGGTTCCACTATTTAGGTTCGTAACAGGCAAGTTACCGGTAACGTTTGTGGCCAAGTTTACAAACTGCGTGGACGTGGTTCCAGTGCCGCCTGCCGCAATTGGTAGCGTACCTGCAACTAAAGCCGATGCGCTGGTTGAATACAACGCATTATTTGCCCCGGCAAAAGTTGTTAGCCCCGTGCCGCCGTACCCGGACGTAATCGTGCCGCCGTTCCAGGTTCCCCCTGTGATGACAGTAGACCCCAACGCTAAAGCATTTGTGCCCCAGGTAACGTTCTCAGGGATATACGCATGAACATCCCATGTTCCGCCTGTGGTGGAGTTATCGAGCAACGCAATACCGGCTGCGCCGCCCGAAGAAATTGTGCCCACCGTGGCATTCGCATAGTCCGTAATGGTTAACGTACCGGTTGCATTGTTATTGAACTGAAACGTTGTAGTGTCGGTTAGGGTTGTGGCGTCGGGCAGCTTAAACGTCTGCCCACCAGTACCGTTTAGCACCTGGTTAAATTGAGACGCTGCGGTTAAAGTGGTTGTGCCGCCAGCCGCAGTAACAGCTTGCGTGCCTTGGCTAATCCGGTTAACTGAAATGTTTTGATTGGCGTCCCGCAACACCACGGAGTTGGCACCGGACGAAGACGTAACACCAGTGCCCCCATAAGCCACGCCAACAGTCGATCCTTGCCAAGTGCCAGAAGCAATAGTACCCAACGCAGATACGTTACCGCTTGCGTCCAAGTTAACTGAGCGCCCAGACGGATACGTCAGGAATACAGTAACGGTGCCAGAAAAAGTTACTGCACTGCCAGAGTTACTAGAAGCGTAGACCGTGTTTCTGGTTAGCGTAGGACCGGAAGTCGAGTACGTGCCAAGACCAACTTCCCACCCGCCGGAAGCGTCCGTTGCGGCGTAGTACGTGGTGTTGGTATTGCCTACGGCAGCAAACGACTGAAACCCCGACACCGCGCCCGTAAGTGTAAAACTTACAGTAGTGTTTGCCGTGGCCGTTTCTTGGACACGGTTAGCTAATACCAGAGCCATTTACGACTCCTATCAGGAGGTTGCTGTCGTGCTGTAGGTAACGCTAACGGTGTCGCCAGAGGTCGTGACTTTGGCTGTACTGAATGCGCCTGCACTATACAGCGTACCAGCGGTACTGCCCTGCGTGCTGACTGCACCAGAACCAGTTACCAAGAAGCAACCACCAACCGTACCTCCCGCACCCGTGATGGTGTAAGTGATGGCCGCAGCAGATTTGGTCGTCACGTTGGAAGGAGACAAGCCGCTAGAAGAAGCTGATGAGAACGAAGCCGTACCACGTACCGCAGAACCGCCTACCGTATAGTTGGTAAATTCAGTCCAGCCAGAGTGGCTAGACATGGTGTCGGCCGCCAGGAAAGTCGGACTTGCGCCAGAAATAAGACCAAGGAACGGACCGACCGTAGTGTACGAGGTGCCAGACAACAGGGTGTCCAGCATCAACTCTTTACCCACAGCGTTGACCAGGTTGGGGAACTCTTCCTCCCACTTGATGTTGCCGTCTTTGTCGCGGCAGACAACGTGGTAGCAGCCCTCAACGCCAACGGTTTCTGAGAGGGCAGGTTTTGTCTGCATAGTAACTTCAGCGTGATCGCCAAAGTTAGAAAGTTCTTTGGTCATGGGGGCTCCTTATACAAGTCGAATGAGTGCAGACGTGCTTGTGTTTTGCGGCATCTGCACAGTGAATGTGCTGGTTGAGGTTTTGTCACTACCAAAATCTAAAACACAGACTGCACCATTTGCACCAGGCGTATAAATCAACGCCCCGCGAGCAGTAATTGCACCAGTCCAAGCGGGCGAAGAAAAATTCACATACGTAGTACTTCCGCTGGCCGTTACCTCGTTAGAAATAGTGGCAGTTACCACCAGCCCGCCAGCAACATAATTTCCACCCGTCGCCTCATTTTCGGTGGTGTATGCCGTGGTTTGAGCGTCAAACGAAGCAAGATTGGTGTACAACGCCAAGTAAAACGTGTCAGTGGAAAAGTTAATCGTGCCGTTAACAAGTCCAGAGCGCAGGGTGTTGCATGAGTAGTTGCCGGTAAAGGCCATCACTGGACTCCATTATTTTGCGGCAAAGGCGGTAGACGGAACTGACCGCTACGGTACGCATCGCTACGCTCCAGACCGTCGCCCAAACGTTTGGCAAGATTCAATGCTTCCATGTACTTCTGGTTGTACAGTTGCATCATGTCGTTCTCACCCTTCATGTAGGTGTAAGCCTCGACCAAAGAACCATACAAAAGCACAGAATCAAAGTTGTCGCCCAACCACGTACGACCATCCGCTGCCACAGTGATTGACTCGGGATAGTAGTAGTAATGCAGCTCAACACTGTACGATGAATCAGGTGTCGGACCAATGATGAACGACAGCTCATCCGTCACCGTTGATACGTTCACAGTAGGTCCAAACAAAGCATAGTACTTTGGCAGGCCCGTATCAGTGGTTGGATTAGGGTACGACTGACGAATAAAGTTAACATCCTTGTTTAACAAATACTCGTAGTTTCCGCTTCCATCAATAACTGCCAATGAATAAACAGACAGGAAATCGTTGGGGGCGGACAAGTATTTATTGCCAGATGTCAGGTTGCCCGTCACGTTCTTGCGAATAGACGGGAATTGAACTGAGTTGTAAATGCGCTGCTCTGCCTGCGTAACAAACACAGGGATTTCAGCCACGAAGTTGCTTTCCGTGTTCTCCGTGTACGCTTCAATAGCAGCAATCAACTCGTTATAGGTCATGCTTTACCTCAGGCCATTGGGCCGCGAGTCTTGATGCCTTTGGTAGCAGCGCCATAACCACGCATCATTTTCTCGCCATGCTTGTTCTCAGCGCCATAGTTGCCCTTGCTTACGCCGGCAATAGACATGTTGTTCTCATTCATGCCGTTGCCACGCTTTGCCACAACATCAGGGGCGGCCTTGTGCATGTTCTCCATCGGCTGTTTGTAAACGCCAATGTCATCGCCACCACCGGCAGGATACTTAAAACCGGTGTATGCGCTGGCATCTTTGTTCTCTTTGGCGTGACCCAAAGGATACTTCTCGGCCTTCATCACCGGTGCAAAATCTTTCTTGGCCATATTAACCTCCGCGAGAAGTGCTGCGCTGGTTCATAGCGCGGGCCAGATTGCGGCCATACTTCTTCATATCCATAGAAGTAACGCCGCCTTTTTTCATGCCTTTGGCGTGGTGCATGCGCTGCTCGTGCGCCTTCACTTCTTTCTTGGCCTCTTTGTCAGCAATGCCCTTAACTTGCTTTTTGTCCATGCTCGACTCCTTACGTCGTTGTTACCGTGATTGTGCCTAAATTTACCGTTAAAACCAAGTTATTTGGAGTTAATCCGTCATCATTTAAGCGTGACCCACCAACAGGATTCCAGCCCCATTGGAATATCCGACTGCCAGCTTCTGGCGTACCTACTGCCTGGGTGCTTGTGCCGCCCGTCAACAAGATCTGCAGACCATTGTTTCCAGACAACTGATAGCTAACATCTGGCCTTGGCTCGCGCACAGCTTGCGGGTCATAGACCGGGTACATGCCCAACTGCAACTGCGGCTGATCCGGCTCCCAGCACTCCGGGCAAACTTTGATGCTGACCTGCTTGGTCTTAATCGTGAGCTTGCGAAGCTGCGTGAGCATGTAGCGCTGAGCGCACCGGTCACACTCCGCAATTGAGTATTTGCCAGATGAGTACTTTGGCCCTGACATACATTACCTGTAGAACGTCTGCCGTGGCACGTACCGATCAGGAGCCTTATCACGGTCTTCCTGAGCCGCCAACATCCATTGCTCGTCGTATTGCGCTTTCAGGGCAAGAACTCGATTGGGGTCCATATTGGGCAGTTTCATGGACATTCTGTAAGCCAGTCCAGATACCATGCACTCAATAAAGCGGAATGGAATATCTTGGGTTCTGGCACCGTTTCCGGCGTCTTGCATACGGCGCATCCGCCAGTAAACAAACATGTAGAACGGATTGCCAATTGAACCTTGGTTGGGTACCGGCCAAATGTTGATAGACGAAGGCCGGGAAATATAAACATCAGCCCCAGAATTAATCAAAGCCGGCACCGTGTTTTGCTGGCCACGGCCACAGTAACTGATATACCCAGCAGTCGTACCTGTCTGTGTAAGGCTGCTGTAACTTATTAGCTCCGTGCCAATGGTTACAAAACCAGCAGCAGGCATCTGGGTCACATTAACCAAATATATCGTGGTGTCGGTACTCTGTGCGGTCTGAGAAACCGTAGTGGTTTTGACGCTATCTGTGGCTGCTGTTTGTCGGTTGATCCAGACCTGGATAGGTCTTCCCTGGGCGTATTTGTTGGGGATGGTTGAGTAGGTTGACTCACTAATTCGGTTGATGTTGATGTCAATCTGGGGGGTTCCCGTTCCTGCGTTGGTTCGGGTAACTTGATCCAGCAAGTCAATGGTGTCGTTTGGCAACGCATAAATTACCTGATTTGGATAAAGAGGGATTTGACCTTCTTCAATTGTCCACAGGTTAATCCCACGGTTTGCCCACTCAATGGTCAACAGGTTCAGGCTTCTACGCGCCGTACGGAAATCATATCCTGTACGGAGTTCAGAACCGCAACGTTCAAACGCCTCCTCAATGATGTCGTTAACGTCAAGGTTGAAGACTGATGTTCCAGTTGTGCTCATGTTTTACTTCTTCAAACCTTTTAGAGTCTGAGCAAGTCTGGCGCGCTGACCCATTTTGCCGGGTGCTTTTGCGGCCTTAGCAAGTTTTTTGGCGGGAATGGTTTTGCCCTCTTTCACACCAAGAGCTGACCTTAGTGCGCCAGGTTTTTTGATTGCCGATTGAATCCATTTTTCAGCCATCATTTCCCCCTTGCGGCACGAATATTATCAACTAAATTTGGATAGGGGCGGCCAGCGGCTTTGGCCATTGCCTTAGCCTTTGACTTTTTCGAGCTAGACATAGGTTTGGATTTACCAAGCCCCTTGGGCCGAGGACGCTCCCAGACTTCTCCGCCTTCAGCATACTGAGTGAAATCAGTATCATCCCGGCGAGGCATCCGTTTGCCAGTAGGCATCTTGCTTGGGTTGATATCACCCATTCCTCGGCTTACTCTCATACTAGTTTCCCCCTGGTTTTGCCGCGTTTGGCAATACCATCAGCAGACTTGATATACCCGCCCTTCCTCATCTTGAGGACAGAATTGTTGGAATTTTGAAGTCCGTCCAATACTTCTCGGGTATTTTGAGTGCGGTCAAACGGTCCGGCAAATGACGGAGATTGAGGCATGTAAGCGCCTACAGCAATCGATCCACCCGCATCAAACCGTTTAACCTTTTTCACTTCTTGTCCTTCATGTAGCCACCGCCACACATGACAATGGTTCCACGGGTCTTACCACGCTGGGCAATACCGTCTGCACGCTTGGATGCAGTCATGCCGCCATTTTTGTAGCCAGCGCCTTGGTAAGCTTCGTACTCACGAGCAGACTCAGGCACAGACTCACGCATAGCTTTGGCAGCACGCATTTCGTCGCGGGCGGACTTGGCCATGGTGGGGGAAATCTTGGACAAGAAATCCTGCTCCCCTTCAATGCCCTTGCGCATAAGTTCCCGAGAACTCTCAAGCTTCTCGGCCTCTTTTGCCGTCGGTTGACGAATT